GTCCATTTAAGACTCTTTGGTCCGTAAGTTGTCATAACTGTATCACCCGTTCTCAAATAATAGGACCTAGAGACCCTTCTTATTGGGCTTTCATTCAATAAGCTTCCTACAAAGCCTGGGTCATTTAGTTTGCTTATGAAGTTTAGTAAAGAGAAAGGCGTATTTCTGAAATTTACATTTTTTATCACCCAATTATTTAAGAGGGGTCTAAACATCTCAGTGCAGTTTTCAAATCCTTTAACTGCATTCCTTATCTGTATTTTAAATTTTAAACTCCTTACCGCACCTTCTTCATCATAGTTTTCAAAAATATTCTTGACAAGTGCTGACAATTTTGACATGTAATTATCTCCTTTAGTAAATATTATCCTAACTATATCTGAATCAGAACCGGATAATAAAACAATAAGTGGATGAGCATCCGGCATTCCTAAATATTGAACGGGTCTCTCGTAGTCAGTTTTGACTGGTGGAACGCTCATGTAAAACCTCCAAGTTAAGTAAGAATGTATTTTCAAACATATGTAAGCAACACAAAAATCACCACCTGCTATCATGATCTCAATTGATTTTGTGTAACTCTGGAGCATGTCTTGCGCCATTCCTTTATCTGTAGGTAAAAATCTCAAACCTCCTAGAAACTTAGGAAGTAAAGCCAGTAATTTTTTGTATAAATAAATTATTGACAATATTTCAAAATATACAAGTGATACAGTACATTTTTTCCTACTTAACAAGTGATTGCAACCTTTTAGCCCTATCTCGTATAAGATGATTCCCCTTTGTATCAAATATTCATCTGAGCTACTTATTCGCCCTCCACTATCATCAGAGTGGGCAAACATCACTAATGTTGTTTCTTTGTTAAATGATCTTATAGAACTCTCTTGTATGATAAATGCCATATATTTTTGGTTAAAAGCATGTAAGAAACTGCTTGTGTAGTTAAATATTCCCATTACCCAACTGTAGGGCATTATCATGTAATAACCATCTAGTTTTTCATCTTTAATTAGGTACTGGGTTATCAAACTTTTATATTTGTTATTCTTACTTAACACCTCAACTTCAGAGTTGTTGAAATATATCCTTTTGTAATACAGTTTGTTAATATAATTAAAAAAATGCATTTTAAAACTGTGCGGTATAACTGTCATAGGCAAAATCATCAAGCAAAATTTCACAAACATACTTTTGGGAGCCCATTTACTGCAATCTAATGTCATATAATAAGTTAATGCTTCCTTTAATGGTAGATCTCTTTCAAATATAGTATGATGGATAGTTTGTGCTCTTTTGTCACTAGGGATTGAAATCAACTCATTGTCTAACAGCTTACATAATTCACCCATAAATCTCTCTATAGGTTGTTGTTCACCTTTTGTATCTATATCCATAACATATATTTCTCTACCTCCCCTCCACTGGGTTTTTTCTACAGCATGATAAACCAGACATTCAGCTGGAGTTTTTATTTTATCAAGGAAAGTTTTATTCAAATTCCTTAACATTTTTCTTTTTTCATCATCATCATGATCACCCATTAGTAAATTTTCAACACCTGACATGTATTCAGGGTTTGATGTTATTTCTTTATAAACCACAAAATAACCCTTTTTACCCCAGAAAGTTTGTACGTCATCTAACCTCCCTCTCAAACCAGTGCTTGTTGCCATACTATCCCAATTTTCATTTAATATTCTATTCCACATTACAAATATCTTCTCCTCTAGGTTTTTATTTTTGTAGTAAGAGTCAGCAAATACACCAATTTGAGTTAATAAATACGGATCAAATGTGAAA